CCCATACCGGGCAAACGCTACTTCACCATTGGTGAAGTCAGCGAGCTTTGCGCGGTAAAGCCGCACGTGCTGCGGTATTGGGAGCAGGAGTTCCCTCAGTTGAACCCCGTGAAGCGGCGGGGGAATCGGCGGTATTACCAGCGCCAGGACGTGCTGATGATCCGCCAGATTCGAGCGCTGCTGTATGACCAGGGGTTCACCATTGGTGGGGCGCGGTTGCGGCTCTCCAGTGATGAGGTGAAGGATGAGTCAAGCCAGTACAAGCAGCTGATTCGGCAGATGATTGTTGAGTTGGAGGATGTGTTGGTGGTGTTGAAGAAGTGATTTGCTCCGACGAATGGAAAATTTTTTGAGAAAAAGCTTTCATTTATCAAAAGGTTAGGGTAGATTCTTCAACGTTCTCAGCGGTATCGAGAATAGAGTCGGGGCGTAGCGCAGCCCGGTAGCGCACTTGCATGGGGTGCAAGGGGTCGAGTGTTCGAATCACTCCGTCCCGACCAATAATCCCAATGACTTAGCCACCTACGGGTGGCTTTTTCATTTCTAGGGCTAGTGACTTTTCGAGTGACTTCGCCTTTTTCCTCATCCGATCCTCCTCTTCAAAATTGTCAGCACTGGTCCACGCGAGTCGGTGGCTGATACCTTGTTTGCCGCATCTATCATCTGACCAATCTCCGCGCCGGAGTAGTGACTGGTCACGCTTCCGCTTTTGTGGCCAAGTAACGACTTGCGATCTTCCAAGCTGACGGCTGCTGCTTTCAGTCTTCGTCCGAATGTATGCTTCAGGTCGTGAACCCTGATGGAAGCGAACCCAGGGTGCGCCGGTCGCAAATGTTGCTCCTGCCAGAGCTTTGCCGCACGCACCCGCGCTTTCTTCCAGGCCGAGTCGTTCATCCGGTGCATCGCGGTGCCGTTGTATGGGAAAACCCACTCCCGACTGATGCCGCGCTGCCCATCGATGATCGACTTGGCGACGTTGTTCAGCACGACTAGGCGCTCCTCCCGGTTTTTGACTCCAGAGTTCTCATGCCTGCCGCCGAACTCGGCAGGTATCAGAAACACACTGGCGTCCAGTTCCGGCACGAAGATCTCCCAATCCCACCTCAACTTGCAGACCTCCTGTTCGCGACAGCCCGTGTTCACCTTGAACAGGGCCATTCGCTGAAGATGGTCTGGCAACTCACCGAAGAGAATCGATTGCTCCTCCCATGACATCGGGTAGGGCTGTCGGCTCGACTTCTTCTCATCCAGCTTGGTGAGCAGCGGCACGCTGTCCAGCCAGGGCCTGCGCTCTTCATCCCGCCACTTTCGGCACGCCAACTGCAGGACGCGAATGACTCGCTCGATCGCGATGTTAACCGTCCTGTTGCTGACGCCTTTCTTCACCTTCCCATCCGGCATCACTGAATCAGCTTTGCGATCACGGATGTAGTCCGCCAGCGCCTCGTCATCAATGTGCGTCAATGGAAGGTGGCCGATGTATTCGACCACCTGATCCAGATAAAGCGCTGTAAGCCTAATGGAGGGCTGCTCTTTGTTCTCGACCAGGTACTTCGCCGCTGCTGTGGCGAACGTCTTGATCTCCCGGACGCCGTACACTTTCCGCTGCCGCATTTTCTCCAGCAGGTGGATCAGGTACTGCTCGGCCTCTTGCCGGTCACAAGTGCCAGTGCTTTCTTGAATTCGTTCTCCCCTGTAGACCTTGTCGATTTTCCAGATGCCGCTTGGCATTTTCTGGAGCCCTGTGATTGCCTTTTTGGCCATGGAGTCTCCTTGGATTCCATGACCCCGCTTACGCTGCGGGGTCGATTGTTGTCCTGATTGCTCGCCTTTTCAACGGCCATGGCCTCGATGTAGGCGTCTGCCCAGGCATCCAGCTCCAGGCGGTCGAACCCGACCCCCTGTTTCCCGATGGGGAATTCCCGAACGTGAGGCCTTACGGTCGTCTTGAATTCGTCCTTGCACATGCCTAGGTAGCCGGGCGCATCTTTCGCGCGCAGGAATCTAGGCTGCAAGGCTGTTGGTGAAGCTGCAGTGGCGTTTGCCATGTGGTTCTCCTGCGGCCAGATCAGGCCAAGAAGTGGTATCCGACCTGCGCCGCCCGGGCGGCTTCCTCGGTGCGGAACATGATTTCTTTGGTACCCGGCCAGCCCTCGGCCGTGTATTCCACCGATACCCACCAGTGGCCGAACTTGCGGTACGGCTCGCCGAGGATCTTCGTGACGTAGCAGTCGATCAGGTTCATGGATGGTCTCCACGCCGCCGGTGGCGGCAGGTTGGTGGTCAGGCGGGGATCTTCTCGAGCACGGCGTCAGCCACCTTGATAGCGGCCTGGGCGTCGTCGACGTAGGCGGGCGTGAAGCCTCCGGCGTAGTGGATCACTCGTTGGCAGGCATCCAGCTCTTTGCGCACCAGGCGCAGCGCCTGCACCAACTCTTCCTGCAGAGCGCCCTCGGCGCGGCCGACATCCCAGAACTCCTGACCCCAGTGGCCAGCAGGCGGAGGGTTGCTGTTCTGCTTGCCGAAAGCCATGGCTCCGAGGATTGCGTCACAGAGCAGGCGCTTGTAGATGTTCTCGCCATCGAGGCTGAGGCCACCGCGACGACGCAGAGTGCTCACGACCTCGTCGACGTTGAGGCCGCTGTCCTTGAGCACAATGTCGAGCTCTGGCTTGCCGGCGGTGTAGATCACTAGGGCCAACTTGGCATCGGGCCAGAGATCGGCGGACAGGCGCTCCAGGCAGTCGTTCGCGGTGTGGTGGAAGCGTTCTGTTGCGGACATAGGTCATCCTCGCCCGCGCATGTCGGCGGGCTTGAGTAGTAGGGGGAGGGGTTAGGCTCGAGCTTCGAACAGTTCGATTTGCGCTGCCGGGGTGTCGCGGATGCTGATTGCCTCGGCGATGCGCTGCTGGGCAACATCGATGTACCCAAGCGGGTTGCCATGTTCGTCGGTGTCTTTCTCGATGCCGATGAAACGTCGGCCCAGCTGGACGCAGGCAACGCCGGTCGTGCCGCTGCCCATTGTGTTGTCGAGCACCATCTGGCCAGGATTGGTGTAGGTGGCGATCAGGAAGCGCATCCAGCTGACTGGCTTTTGGGTTGGGTGGAAGTTTGCCGTCTGCTTGTCGCTCGAGAAGAATTGAACAGAGCGTGGGTACCGGTCCGTCGAGTCATACTCGGTGAGCGACAGGGCCTTGCCGTAGCACTCCGAGTTGACCGTCTTCCGCTTCGCCGTGCGCCGCTCGTGGCCGGTTGTCATCTGCGGGTTGTACACCGGCTGGCGCCGGTAGAAGACCTGGGCGCTTTCGTGCGCCCGCAGAGGCTGCTTTTTCGCATTGAGGAAGCCGGTGGCGTTGCCCTTCTCCCAGATCCACTCGTAGCGGTAGTCTCGGGGGTTGCTGGCGACCACCAGCGAGCTGAACGGCTGGGCTGCGCAGAGGACGATGGCCGCCTCTGGCTTGGCGATTCTCAAGTACTGCTCCCAGAGGGGGGCGAATGGGATCACCACATCCCAGGCACACTGCGTAGTGCCGTAGGGCAGATCAGCCAGCACCAGGTCGACGCTGGCATCTGGGATCGACCTCATTACCTCCAGGCAGTCGCCTTGGTACAGGCTGACTTCGCTCATCGCGGCCCCCTGTAGATCAGGTAGGCCATGTACATCAGGGGCAGGATCATGGTTGCGTCTCCTGCTGGACCCCAAGCTCTCCCATCACCTCGGTGGCGATGGCAAAGCCAGGGCTACCAAGCGGGCATTCCTTGATGATGCGGTTAAGGCCATCGATCAGATCGCGGGCTGTGCCGATCATCATGTCGGCGTCGGCGTCCATATCCAGGCCGAGGGCTTCGCCAATGCTGCCGATGGAGACGCATGCATCCAACAGCATGCGCTTGTTGCGCTCGGCCTCCTTGCGCAGGGCATCGTTCTCGGCCTTGAGCTGGTCGTACGCCTCAGCCATCACGACATAAGGGCCGTGCGGGTCGTAGCTGATGCGGCTTCCCTCATCGGAAAGCATCTTGACGGCTTTGTAGCGGTGAACTTCGGTCATTGAATCAGCTCCTTGGGCACTTGGACGGTACCGCCGAGCTTGGCGGCGACGATGGCGCGGCAAGCGGCGATTAGGTGGGTCAAGCCGTCCGCGTCGCCTGGGGTGTCATCCAGCCCGGTGACGGCAAAGAATGAATCGGAGTACAGGCCAAAGCCGATGCGGTACTTCTGGACCAGCAGCCCGCCAAGAGCCCAGTCCTCCCAGGGGTTATAGCGCTTGCTGTGCTCGATGACTTCGCCACGATAGGTCACGAACACGCGCCACCCGTTGCCGTAGATCGGAGCCTCCAGGTCGAGCTCCAGCCCCTCAGCCTTGCCCACGGCCCACCCCAGCGCTTCGCCGGCTAGGTCGGCTGTCTTCACTTCGATCAGGTCGGTCATGCACGCTGCTCCTTCCGACGCTCCACATCGATCTGCTCATAAAGAGCATCCACTCGCTTCTGCTTGCGGTTAATCGCCTCGGATCGGCTGAGGTGGTCCCTCATGGCCTTGTCATATGGCTCGATCTTCTCGACCAGCCGAAGCCGCTCATTCGGATCTGTTGTTGCGTTGAACTGCTTGGCCAGTCGATCGCGCTCGCCAAAGTCCAGGTGGTCAAGCGATCGATTTTCTTTCTCCATTTCGGCAATGACGTCCGCCGATTGCCGCTTCCAGCGCAGGTACAGCACTTCGCTTTTCTTGGGCTTCATGAAGAAATGCTGAGACCGGATCCACTCAACCAAGTCTTCCTTGGTCATTTCGTCGAGCACGTCTTTGCGGGCGGCTTTGCTCACAGCTGATACCTCTCATCAATCCAGCGCCCAGGCGCCAGAGCGGGTGTAGGTTCGGGTTGGGTTTCGTGCGGGGAGAGCTGGCGCTCGTGATGGGTAACGCACGGCGCCGCCTGCTCGCCCTTGTGCTGGCTCATCCAAGAAGCGCCGACCAGTGCGCCGATGGCGCCGTATGTGAGAACTTCAATCAGCCAGCCGATCATGGCTGCACCTCGGCGTTGTAGCGCTTGTAGTCCTCGCCGAACTCCCAGCAGTAGGTCGCCGGCCATGCGCCTGGCGTGCCTTCCTCGACGAACACGTATCGATGTGCAAACTCGCCCGAGCGATCCGGCACCGTCTTGCACCATTTGTGCTGCGGGCCGCCCAGGAACCAGCCCGGGTGTTCTTTGACGGCTTCAGCCATGAACACTTCAAGGTCGTGGTGACCCTTGCTCATCGCGATGTAGGTGTCGCTGCCGACGCTTTGCACCTCCAGCGGGTACTGTTTTACAGGCACGGTCGTTCCTTGGCCGCCATATCGCGGCAGTAAGTTGTACAAAAAAATGAATGAGTAGAGGTTTTTTGCCCGGTGGTCCGATTCAGCTCACAGTTCGGCCTTTACCGGTTGTGCACTGGTACCGCTTCGCTATGGTGGTCTTTGGCCCTAAACAAAATGACATCAGTCCTAGGAGGCAGCATGCGCATGCGCGGCGACGTTTATTGGCAGTGGTCGGACCCAACCCTGCACCACCGGGACCATGACGAAACTCTCGATGACGGTACGTTTATCGATGTGCAGGTCCGGCTGTCTCGCACGGGCAACACGCAGATGTTCATCGGCGTCTATGCGGCCGCTGGCGCTGCGATCCACGAGGAAGCTTTCGACTCCAGGCCAGGCGAATCGATGACCAGGGCATTGGCCTGGGGGGTAGGGCGTGCCCGCCGGATTGCCACCGAAGGCCTGGCTGCAACGGACAAGATTGCGGCCTGCTCGAAATAGAGGGGAGAGGGGTTACAGCTGGATGGAGTACAAATGTGCTCTTCTGAAGCAGCTAGATGCTCAGTTTCCTGCATGATCGGCATTCGCGCATAATCAGTTATTTACTTCAAAGGCCGTATCATGGAAAAAGCCTGGGTGCGCTGGCTTGTTTGCCTATTGCTGTTCCTAAGTGGTGGTATTTTTTTCAAGCTCCTACCGCAGGTAAGCGTCGATCTCAAGCTTGATTGGAACGCATTTTCTGCGATCGGCACTTTTGCAGCAGTAATCGTGTCGCTCTACCTAGCGAGCTCCGCGGAGAGAAAGCTGGTCGCGGAGCGCAAGGAGCGTTCGGCGCTGGTTGCTGCCCGTGTATGGCCTATTGCAGACGCATTGAACGGTCATTTGTCCGACCTAAGTGGCTGGGTATATTTCGATAATCTTGATGACCCGGAAAAGATTTCGGATATACGCGAGAGGGTCAAACGACTGCGGGTGTGCCTAGATTGCATGAAAATTGACGATGTCGAACGAATTGTGGCTATCGACATTGCCGTCGCTAGCTACCTATCGAGAGCTATCGGAGAAATTGAAGGTGTGGTCGTTTCAGTGGAAAGGGAGGGGAAAGAGTGGGACGCTATTTCCCAATTAAGTAAAGAGTTCTATCGGAAGCATTGGGGCGACGCGATACTCAACGCTCGGGATTTTCTTCAGATGGCTCTTCCCAGTCTTCAGCATGCAGCCCAGAAAGCCGCTCCTATCCCTGACTGGGCAGAGATTTACGCCAATGAGGAAATCGGTGACTAGGCTGCTTGGTTCTGCTGATCAACTACACGCCAAGGGTCGTTGGCGCGAGCTAAGGCAGCCATTGGCGGCGGGCTGACGCTATTGCCGCACATGTGCACCTGCTCGGTCTTGGTGAACGGCTTGCCGTCGGCACCCTTGTCGATGATGTAGCTGGCCGGGAAGCCTTGGGCGCGGTAGAGCTCGTGCGGCTGCAGCATCCTCAGGCAGATGTCGACGATCACATAGGGCGTGCCCCTCACGGACACGGTGACCAGGCCCAGGCGGTCCTTGGTGGTCACCGTGGGCGCTGGCGAGTCGCAGGCGCTGATGTTCTCCGTCCCGTAGTAACTGATCAGGAACGCGGCGACGCGCAGGGCGCCTTCCTCGTGCTCTGGCGATAGCTTGTACTCGACCAGGGCGTGATGCTCGGCGCCGGCGGTCATGGTCGGCACCGGATCATCTACCGCCCGCCCTACGCAGTTGCGGCGGAGCGTGGCCAGGCTGGCCGTTACGAGGCGCTGCTGGCTGCCGGTGTTGGTGACTGTGGTCAGTGGCTCGTCCGCGCCCTTGGCTGGCGTGGTGTTGAATCCGCCGTTGGCCTGCTCAATGAATGCTGTGCACACGCCCATGGCATGGGCCGCACCCGCAGGCCGCTGGTAGTTGCCGCCGCTCGTTATGGTCGGCACAGGATCGGTGATGGCTGCCCCTTCGCTGTTGAACCTGAACTTGACCAGATGCGCCGATGCCAGCGCCCGGTGGCTTTGAGTCATCAGCGTGCCCATGGGCTGGTCAGCTGCTACTGGCTTACCGGCATAAACCGGGCCGCCGGCCCCGACCATTACCGGGCTGGCCATGGCGAAAGAGCCACCGCGCGGCCAGGAAGTGACGGTGCGCAGCGGCTCATCTGCCGACTGGGCGAGTTCACCCGACCAGTTCGCGATCGGCACGATGAAGGGCTGCGGGTTATCCAGCACGAACTTCTTCATACCCTTGGCCACTCGCCGCAGCGTGGCATCGGCCAACGCCTTCTTGCGGCTGAAGATGCTCTTGCTCGGCACGCTCCAATCGATGCAGTCGGCGGCGGTGCGCCACTTCTGCTGGCCCTTGGCGGGGTTCTTGGCGTGGGTTGGTTTTGGCCACACAATTGGCTGGCCATCGCAGCGGGCGATCATGAACAGGCGCTCCCGGCTGGTGGGCGCGCCGAAGTCGCAGGCCTTGATGATCTGCCATTCAACCTGGTAGCCCATGCCTCCGAGCAGATGCACAAACCGGCGCCAGGTGATGCCGCGCCGCTTCGGGTCGGGCACCAAGAACTGCTGTTGCACTGGTACGCGCTCGCTTACGGCGGCCACGCTGCCGTCCAGCTTCATCACCCGGCCAGTGGCCTTGTCGCGCTTCGCCACCAGCGGGCCCCACTGCAAAATCTGTTTCACGTTCTCCAGGCTGATCACCCGCGGCTTCTTCTTGCCTGCCCACTTCAAGCCAATCCACGACAGGTTGCGGATCTCGCGTTTGCGCGGCTGCCCGCCGGCTGCCTGGCTGTGGTGAGTGCAGTCGGGGCTCATGTGGAACCAGCCAACGGCGCGGCCCTGGCATTCTTCGTCCGGGTCACCCTCGAACACGTCGGTGGTGAAGTGACGCGCCGCTGGGTGATTGGCAGTGTGCATGCTGATGGCCGCCGGGCTGTGGTTCTTGGCCACGGTCACCGGCCGGCCAAGGCCAATTTCCAGCCCTGTACCGGCGCCGCCGCCACCGCAGAAGAAGTCCACCACGATCTCGTCGTCTTGCGGGTCGAAGCCAAGGCCGTACTGGGTTTTGAAGTCGAGCGGGTTCTTTTTCTGAAATGCAGACATGGGCGGTCCTCGCCGGGGTGGCGTTATCGTTGAATAGGGGAAGGCGCTGGCGGGCAGCGCCGGAGGGTCAGGCGGCCGCCGTTGCGTCAGTTGCTGGCTTCGGCTGGTAGACCAGCGTGCCGTCGAGGATGGCGGCCTTGATCGCTTCGAATTCCCAGGCGTAGTACTGCGACTCGACGTAAACCCGCAGTTCTGGGTAGTCGTGGTGCTTGCGGCGAATGAAGGCCTCGGCCGCTTCCTTGGTGAAGTGGCTGTTCACGATTTCCCAGCGCTTGTTCCACCCAGTGACTGTGTGGTCGTCGAGTTCAGCTAGGAACTGCCACTGATCATCCGTATCCAGATCAAGGAAATCGCATGCGTGGTCGACCTGGACCGCCTGGTTGACCTCCTGCTGCTCTTCCTCGTCGAGATCTGCCCAGTATTCTTCGGGGCTGAACCATCTGTTGTCTTCCAGGCAGACCGCCAGGCCCTCGGCGTAGTCAGCCTCATAGCCGTAGTCGATGCGCTTTTGCTGCACGGTAAACAGCGCGCAGGCCGTGTGGTGCCACTTCACGCCTTGGCCATTGCAGTGGTGGCGAAGGCGGGTAACGAAGTCCGACCATGTGTCGGAGGTCATCGGGTGGCCGGTTGCCAAGCTCGGGCTGGCTTCGGTATCGCTCATGGCTTTCTCCATGCATGCGCCGCCCTCCGTGGCCGGATGCGGCATGGTGTTGGTATGAGAGTTGCTCTACCCCTCAAACACTAAGAATTTGGGGGAATGCCGTAATGACACAGGACGATTTTCGCTACATAGTCTTCGTGGTAGTAGCTGTGGTGGTCCTTACGATTGTGGGGTCATGGGTGTTTCTTGAATCCATTAGCTGAGCCCCACCGGCGGGTCATGCCAACCCCTGAGTTGGGCCTGCTCGCATGGTGGCAATTTGGTTTGGGATGGGGTATTACGGGTGACCGGCATGGGGCCGGGCAGGGAGCCTATCTTGAAAAAACTGTTTCTGATCGTCGCGTCTTTGGCCATCGCCACATCTGCCTCCGCTGAAATCCTGACCCCAGAGCCTTCAAAGGCTTGCGCACTGCTCGCGGATGCAGGGCTGAAGGGGCGGAAATGGGTTGATGACTACGGCGATGGATCTGCAGGTTGTGCCAGCGACTACAAGGACATCGGCAGCAGTTCAGCGGGAATGGCTAACAATCTTGCCTACTACGTGACTGGAGTAGGTTCTTCCGCGAATGAGGTCAAGTTGGTTCTCAATTACAACCAGCCCTCCCATTCCGCATCAGGAAGTGCAGCGCTGCTAGCGGCATCGAAAAAGCTTTCACAGCGGGCCCTTGGGGCTAGGCTCCCCGATTCCGTCGCCAATCTCATCAAGAAAGGCGACGCAGGTTCGGAGAAAGTCGGAAAGGGCGTGGTTGAAGTAGTGCGTGATGACTGGCCTACTGGCAAAGGCTATGAAGTGAAAGTGATAATGCGTTAAGCCGCAGGGCGATCGATCTGGTCATCTGCATCCTGATCGGGGTCAGAAACGATACTGCGTACGCTGGCGTCGTAGAAAGCCTGCACCACATCTTCGCTAAGTAGGATTTCGTGGCGCATCATCAGGAACTTGGCCAGATCAGCATCGCTCATGGCATCCATCTTCAGGATCGCCATCTGAAGCACCTCGTTTATCTGCATGCCTTTGGATCGCTCGCAGATCCGTTCCATCGCCTGATGGATGCCTGGGCGTACCCGGTGCCTCAGCGCCTTCTCGTCGAACTTGATGCGCTTCCTCTCAGTATTTTCATTACGCTGCTGCTGCGTCAGAGCCATCATCGCCTCCATTGCGTACGAACGCGGTGCCGGGCCCGTAATTCATCAGGTCGCACACCCGGTTGATGATTTTGAGCGCGGCGTCGAACACCTTGTCGTCGTCCGGCTCGCGGGCCAGGCGCTTCATGTTCGGCTGGTGCTCTAGGCAGACTTTGTCGACCAGGCGCCGGGCCAGCCTGCGCAGATGGTCGGCGCTGTCGTGCTCCCGCAGGCTCAGGGCGAAGGCCAGGGCCACATCGTCAGGCCGGTACTGGCAGCCGCTGCGGGTGTTGTACAGCTTCTTGACCGGCCGATTCATCCAGGCCGGCAGGGTTACGACTCCAGAGGGTGCTTTCTGCATGTCTGTGCTCCGTGAGGCCGCTGGGCGGCAGGTGGAACTGTTCTTGCCGCCGGCGCTGGCGGACGAGGGTGCTGAGCCGTCTCATTTCCGTGCGCGAGCCAGCGGAAAATCGATGGCGTTTCGTTCGATGATCTTCACCATGGTTCCGTAGTTGATTCCGAGCCGATCGGATACCTGGGCGCGGTGCAGGCCTTCGTCTCGCAGGGCGCAGATCCGCTCAACGAGCTTCAACTCTTCGATGCGCTTCTGGTTGCGATGGATCTGGCGCTCAACCTCGCGCTTGTGGGTTCCTGAGCTCATCCGCTCAGGCCGACGGAACACGAAATTCCCTTCTCGTGAGGCCCGGAATAGGGCCTGCTTGGAATATCCGGTGGCCTCGTGAACCTGCTGGCAGGTCATGGTCTTGGCCATCTTGCGGATCTCGGCCAGCTGGGAGAGGCGCTTGACCACGCGCGGGTCTTCTTTCTTCTCCGGCGCCGCGCGGATCACCTCGACATCGCGGTGCGGCCGAGGCGGAACGTATTGGAAGCCATCGAGCACAACGATGCTCCCTCCAGATGTGAAGAAGGCCGCTTTGGCGGCCTCCAGGTCGATTGATGGGTTCATGCTGCCCCCTATGCTGCGATGCCGAGCACCCGGTTCATGCGCTCGTCGAGGATTTCGTAAAAGGTCTTCACCCGCTCCGATAGCTTTCGGATCATCGCTTCGTCCCGGTAGGCGCGCTTCACGAACAGCGGCATGCCCGGCCAGTAGCAGATGAAGTCGATCCACTCGCGCTCCGATACCCACAGGCCGCCCTGGCACTGGGCGACGTGCTCCTTGGGGATCTCTCCGCCCAGGATCACGTCCACCTGCAGCTTCGGCAGCTTGGTCTTTATCTCGGTCAGGCCCTTGTCGCCTACCAGGGCGTCCGGCGAGTAGCCGATTCCGTGGTTGAGGATGATTCCGACCTCTGTCGTTTCGACCTCCTCGCTGTCGCGGTAGAGGTTGCGGGCAACGCCTTCCAGCTCATGGCCGCGCTCTGTATGCCGGTTGCCGCTGAACGGATCGGCCGCTTCGCCGGTGATGCGCTCGCCGATCAGCGTGTTCATGTAGGTGAAGGCGCCGGTACCGAAGCCGGCCTCGCCCTTTCCGTTCACCAGCAGGCAGTCAAGTTCGCTGCAGGTGATGATGCCCAGGCGCAGGTCAAGCCAGGCCTGGGTGCCTTGTTCGACATCTGAGATGATCTGCATGGTTTACTCCTGCGGCCGGTTTGCCGACTTGGTGAGGCGAGCGAGCACAACGTCGAACTCGGATTTGTAGACGTTGGCAGCGCAGCCGTACTTTGCGTTGAAGTTGTCGACCAGCACCTGGCTGCATTTTTTCAGTAGCTCGTCGAGTTGGGCGGCTTGGCGCGGGGTGATGACCGGCTCGTCAGCCACCTGCGTCGGTACGGCTCCTTGGCCGTCATCGTCTTCGCCGGTGGTGGTGAAGTTCAAAAGAGCGCCTGCCGTGTAGCGCTTCCCGTAGCTAACTGAACTGGCAACAGCCTGGACGGCATTCTTGCTACCGGTAGCATCGGCTGGCAGGAGGATTGATGTCGTTTCCCGGTGGCCGTCTCGATGACTAAGCACGCCCTCAACCTCGATGCCTCTTTCGGCGCGTGGAATTCGGAAGGTCAGTGCAAAACCATGCCTCGCCAAGATGGGCTTCAGCTCTTCGTTGATGTCCTCCCACAGGGCGTAGGTAGATTGGACATTCTTGTACTTGTCCTTGATTGCGCCGCGCTCACGGATAACCGGAAGCTCTTCCTGCATGGCGGCTAGGGCGGCATCGAACGCTTGCTGCGCCTGTTGCGCTTGGTGCTGGCGGTGCATCGCCATCAATCGCTCCATCTTGTCGATGTCTGCATTGGGCGACATTGCGACTTGCTGGATGATCTGCAGGATGGTCACCGACTCGGCGGCAACGGCCGGCGGCTGGGAATGGGTTTCGACCCTGGCTACTTGGCTCATGGCGACCTCAGAAGTTGATAGTGATGTTCGGGACTTCGCGGCGGGCGATCTTGAGCACGATGGCCCTGGCCAACTCCTCGGTGATGTTCAGTGACATCAAAGCGGTTTTGGCCTCACCCATGACTTTGGTCTTGTGGGCTTGGTCTCGCTCGCGGGCCTCTTGCTGCCTGAGGATCTCGGCGGCAGCGGCATCGGCGCGGCGGCGCTCGTCCTCGCGGGCTAGTTCAATGTCGCGCTCAGCCTGCAGGGCTGCTGCCTGGCGCTCTTGCTCCATCCGCTGCTCGGTGGCAACGCGGTCGGCTTCGGCCTGCACCCTGGCGCGCTCGGCCTGTTCAGCCTGCAGCTTCAGCTCCAACTCCCGACGCTCGGAGGCGGCCTTGGCTTCCTGCTCGCGGCGTAGCGCGGCTTCTCGTTCTGCCTGGGCCTTCTGCTCAGCCTCGCGGCGGGCGCGTTCTTCTGCTTCCCGTGCGATGCGCTCCTCACGCTCCTTCTGCTCGCGGGCGGCAGTCTCGGCGCGCAGGCGCTCCAGCTCTGCCTGCTCGGCCTCGTACTTCTCCTGCCTGGCCAGTGATGCGCGTAGGGACTCCAGCGTTTTGGCCTTGACCTGGTGCGCCTCTGCCTCGAACTCTTCGAAGCCTTCGTCAATAACGACTGCTTCGGCGTTGTCGATCTTGAAGCGGATGCCCTCCGCAAACAGCGTCTCAACGTCCACCAGGTCGCGCAGCTGCTGGATGCGCGTTTGGTGCCGGTCAACTCGGGCATCCTCTGCGGCCTGCCAATCGTTCAGCGGCCGGCGAACCTCTTCCTGCCAGGCGTCCAGGGTGTCGCGCATCCTCTTACGCTCGGCGTCGATCTTCTTCGGGATCTCCTTGAGATCGGCCACCAGATCCTTGCCGACGTTGTCCAGCGCGGTCTTAGACCGGGCCACCTTGTACGCGATTGAGGCGATGGCCTCGCGGCCCTTGCGGGTGGATACGTCCGGCACGAAGGCGTCGATCTCGTCGCGGATCTTCTGCAGGTACGGCTCTAGGCCGTTCGGCGCTTGGAATACTTGCAGGGCTGTTTCTTTCGGCGGCACAGCGGCCAGTTCGGTTTGTGCGGACATTAGAAAACCTCGCGCCAGGCCGGCGCCGTCAGTTGGAATGGGGAAATGCCAGGTCACCCAGATTGGAGGTGCCGCCCAGGCCCTGGCTGCGGTGGATGGTTGCGCGCTCTCGCCGCTTACGCTCCCGAAGGGGTACGGTTATCCCGAAGGCCCGCCGTGCGCCGGGTGTGAATTCAGGAAGTGATGGTGCCGGCCAGGGCGCTCAGGAGGAGCCAGCCGGTGCAGAAGGTGAGGGCGATGAAGGAGCCGCGCCAGGTGACAAAGCGACGGGCCCGCCGGTAAGAGGTCAAGCCCGAACCTCATAGCCGACCGTCCACTCGCCGCAAATACAGGCTCGGCATTTCCAGGCCTGCGGGTTCTCGATGCTGGCCAGCGCCGCCTCGTTCACCGCGGCGGCGAACGTAGGCCCCTTGAACAGCATAAGCACCCGGTCGGCCGGCATGGCCTGAGCCTCGGGCAATTCGGCGATCTGCTCGTCGATGAGCGTTTGAACGATTGGCGTGGTCATGCAACCTCCTTGCGCCCATCAACGATCTTGTTGAGGCGCCCGCAGTAGTGGTTGAACTCTTCGATGGTGATGCGCTGGTCGGCCAACATTTCGGTGAGGAGCTTCTGCACCATCACTTGCCAGCTCAGGTCGGTGCCGGGGTGCGCCAGGGCGTCGAGCTCTTCGTCGATCAGGACGTGCGGGCTTCTCATTGCGCGTCCTCGGCCTGGGCCAGCACTCCCTCTTTCGCGAAGGGCTGGAGAAGCGTGCGAGCGATCTCCTGCAGCATGGCGTTAGGGTTGGCCACGCTCATGATCTCGTCGGCCGCTGCTGCGGCATCGCTGGTGGACTTGCAGCGCGCGGCTAGCACCAAGCGGCCCAGCACCGAGTTGCTGACCCCTACCAGGCCCAGCTGGCCCATCACGAACTCGTCCACCGCCTGAGCGAAGCGCTCGAAGGTGACCCCCTGCTGCGGCCGCAGGCGGCGCTGAAACAAGACGTCGCGACGCGCCATCAACTCAGCGATGCCGTCGTCGATCCAGATTTGCTCAGCTTCTTCCGGCGGGCTTTCGCCCACCGCCGGAGGCAACTGGTTGTCGTACTGCCATTGTGCTGATCGAAGTGCGCCCATGGCGTCCTCCTGGTGGTTGTGCGGCCGCATTGGCCAGGAGCCAGGCGCGGGTGACCAAACCCACCGTGAAAGGTGGCCTGGCGCCTGCCAATGCGGTCGAAGTGAAGGGGAGGAGATGCGAAACGTGAAAGCCCGAGGATTGCCCGGGCTTTCATCAAAGGTGCTGCTCTCTGAGGCAGTGCCGAACTGGAAGGCCTCGGCGCGCTGTCCTGTTACATGACAAGTCCTCCGGTGATCGCACGCTGAAATCGCAGCGGCACTCAAGAAGGGGATGCGGGATGCATCGGGGTGTGATCTGGCCGGCTCGGCGCCGGGGTCATTCTTTCGACTCAGCTTTACCTGGCCGCCGCTGGTGCTACCCCGGCCTACGCCAGACGGGCTGACCACCTCCAGTTGTGCGCATGCCTGCGCTTCCAGATCACACTCCGATGAAGCCTGCGATGGGGAGCAGGGCATCGGGCAGTTAACGTCAGGCTGACGTGGCGCTGGTTGTTCCTACGGCTACCGCCATGGGTAGCCAGGGTATGGTTCACCGGAAAGCCTGTACTGCGCCTGTCCGGCTAGCTTCTCCCAGAGGGCTTTCAGGCGCTTACGGCCGGCCTTCGTTTGCTGGTCGGGGATCACCGTTTTCGCAAGCGCGAAACCGCATTCGTCACTGCAGCAACTGAAGCTGTGTCCCCATGCCGAGCTCGACATGCGGGCTCCGCCCCATTCGTCCTTGGCGTCTTTTGCTCCGCAGTGCGGGCAGTCATGCGCAAGGTAGTACTGCCTGAATTTCATGATTCAGCCCTCGGTTGATTTCCCGTCAGGCCCTGTCGCCAAGGCCAGCCAGTGAAATCAGTGGTCGAACGGCGGCTTTTCTCCGATGCGCTTCACCTTTTCAGCGTGGAATGCCTGGGCAATATCGAAGGCGTCCGAGGCGATTTCATTAGGAAGGCGGGGCGATCCGCCAGCCAGCAGGCCGGCGAGAACTACCATGGCTGCCGCTTCAATGTCGTCGTATTCGTTGCGGGTCATGCTGTGTACCTCCAGTGGATTCCCAAAGCACCCGGTCGCCCAGGTGCTTCAGTGAATCGTTCTGTCCCATTACCGCCGGGGTGGCGGGGCGCATTGCATGCCCGGGTCGTTCTCTCGGTTTAGGCGTTTCACCTTCGTCAGCCGTACAGGGTTGTCCCTGTCGTGGGCAGCCTTTCGGGGCTGTCTGATCGCCGGTCGCCGGTAGAGGCAATGCGGTCTGTTGGTTGTTGCGCTGGCTGTTAAAGAGCGGCGGCCAGTGAGGGCCTCTGCAGTCCCTCGTGAGTGACTGCGTGTTGAGGCAAATATCACGCATCGTGTTTTTAATGTCAACACGAAATGTGATTTATTTTCTGGGCGGTGTGTTGAAGATTTTCCCTACAGGCTTGGTTCACGTTTCACGGGCGGTGATGTATGCTCATCCCGGTTACTGGATGGATATACAGTTAAGGAGGTTCAGATGGCAAAGCAGAAGAAGTCGGCACCAGAGAAACGCGAGCGGATGACAGGGGTAGAGCGTTTGGGTTTGCGGGTCTCATCAATGATCAATCACCCGCTCGCGCAGACGCAGCGCTGGGTGACGATTCACCGCCTGGACACAGATGGAGACATGGAGTGGGACGAGGTGATGGAGCTGCTATCTGAAACGCCGGAACTGGACCTAACCTTCAACGATGACGAAAGTGTGACGGTGCGGTGGGAGGCGCAGAGCGTTGAAGATCGGGACGACCTGGTGACGGACAAAGACTGGGTAGAGGAGAAGCTGGGGGAGGAGGCGCCTTTCTGAGGCGCATGAAAAAGCCCGCGGAGGCGGGCTACAGAGAAGCGATCATTTCTGAGATTGTTGAGCCTTCATTTGCTCAAGCAGCTGCCGCGTTTCGGCGGATTGCTGTTTCATTTCTTGAATGGCCGCCGACGTGTCTCTCCCGGAGTCGAAATTGGCTACGCCGTAAGCCATCACTGCAATCACTATGCCCACGATAGCGATGACCGAAAGGATAGAATTCAGAATGATCGTACCCTTTAGCCCGCGAACTCCCGCAAGATCCTTGTCAAGCAACTGCAGGCTATGATTCATCTGCATCAAGCCATCTGTGACCTTGCCTTCAAATTCTTTCAGGCGAGCGTCAACCTTTAGCTGTTGATTTTCAAGCCTGGCGTTGAGCTCTTCGCGCGTAATATCGTTCATGAGATGAGTATCGCTCTCGACCGCCGGGTTGTCACTCTTCAATTCTTTACCACGTACGTTAGCGTGGGTGTTGAGGTGTGGAGTGCATTTTCCAAGCCGTGCCCTGATCGATTCTGGACTATCGTCCGAGGTGGTTTTAAGCATCTGAATCGATCCCGCCTGGTTCCACTTTGTCGATCACAGCATCATCAGGTGTCGGATTGTCTTGGACCCATTTATGAACCACCGGGGCCATGTGTTGCCGTAGGTAGCCGCAGCTTTCACAGTAGTAACCGAACGCGGACAGATAAAATTCCTCTTCCCGATTGCGAACGGGCATACCTACCCGAAAAACGGGTTCATCATCAGGGCTGCAAAGGACAGACCATTCAGTGTGTCCGCAAATTGGGCATTTGTCGGTCTGCGTCCCTTTGGCGGTAATGAACCGCACAAAATCATCCGGAGATACGGACAGCATGGTCATGCGAGGCTTTATTGGTTTAGGGCTATCTGACATTGGGGTGACTCACTTCAGGTCGAATTATTGGCGGGGTGTTCAATGTGCGCAGCTAAACCAAGTGCGCATTCCACACCAGCAGCACCCTAGCCTGGATGTAGGTCATGTCGCGGCGAATCAGCCGATCCTTGTGCCGCGGGTTGTCCGAAATCATCTCGAAATGCTCCTCATCAGCGACCTGCAGCCGCTTGATGTAGAGGAGATCGTCCCACACGAACAAATAGATGCCGTCACCCACGAACTCGCGAATGTGGACATTCACGATCAGCGGGTCGCGGTGCTTAATGGTGGGTTCCATTGACTGACCCCAGCCGGTAACCAGCTTCAGATGGTAGTGCTCATCGAATTCAACACCCAGCTCGCGAAGGTGGCTGGGGCTGACTCGCACATCCTTGAGCATCTCGGGGAAATCATGCGCCATCTCGCCGCCACCCATTGCTGCCCTGACATCGTAGTGGGCAATCCATACCTCATCGCCAACAAGGCCGGGGCGCTGGAATTCTGCAGCGATAACATTCGTAGTAGCCGGCTCTTCGGCGGCTGCAAGTAGCCGCTTACGAGCCTCCTCCGGGATATTTTTGCCACTCTTGGCGAGCATCTGCTTGACCAGGTCGGCAGTGCTTCGCGGCTGAGTGCTTGGAGTCTCAGGGGGGGGAGAGCTCAGCAGCAACTCGGACTGGTCCACGCCCAAGGCTGCAGCGATCGAAGCGATATCAGCCAGCGTGGGTTCCCGCGTGCCTGCCTCATAGTTACCAACACGCGACTGCGATTTCCAGCCGCAAGCGTCTGCGAGCTGTGCCTGTGACATCCCGGTCGCTTTTCTCAGGCGCTTGATGCGCTGACTAAGTGATTCATTCATGCGCGGAATTTCATCACGAAACGTAATATCCGGCTTTCACTTATTGTGATTGCATTTAACACGATGCGTGTTTATCCTTTGGTCATCAATGGAGGAAGACCGTATGAACCAAGTCCGAACGATTCGCGAAAGGGCTGGCGTTACCCAGGCAGCGCTGCGCCGTCAGCTCGGCTGGAATCAGTCCCGCCTGGCCAACTACGAATCAGGCCTGCGGAACCCGGGCCTGCAAGAGGCGCGACTCATTGTGGATGCGCTGAACGTCCTCGGCGCCAATTGCGCTCTTGACGATGCATTTCCGCCCGCGCAAGTCGCCGCTTAACCAATTTTTTAGCCGCAAGGAGCCACCCAAGCATGTACGCCAACCCCAAACACCTGCATGACCGCGAGATCAAGGTCCGGGTCGACGAGGACACGTTTGAACTGATCCAGGCGCTGGCAAAGTTTCACCG